CGTGAATGTTGATTATTGTCTTGACATGAATGCCTTCTTAGCGCAGCACAACCGCCCTGTCTTGTTGTACACTTTTACTCCTAGTGCTGTTACTGGCACTCGTTCTGAGTATTCGTGGACCCATGATATTCAAGGCCGCTGTGTTTTTAGAGTTGCTGGGGGAGCTTATTATACTCATACCCTATGGGATTATTCCCGCGATTTCATTTCAGTACCTATCTCAACCGGGGTCAATGTTGATTATTCCGTGGAGCGGTTGTCCGTCCACGCTGATTGGTCGATCATCTTATTGAATCCCGAGTCCCGTTCAAGTTTAACGCCTACCCCACTCACCAAAGTTGATCGGCTGATCCATGGTTACACTATGTCGAGTAAAGGTGTCTTTGTGACACGTTTAATCCGAGCATATTGTACTCCGACAAAGCGCTTCTTTTCGATCTCAGCCCCTGGTCAATTCGTATCCGTCGACATCCCGTTTGCGCTGCATGCTTCTATTTTAGCACGCAGTAAGCTAAAGAATGTTGATGTATATGATTTAAATCAGTGGGTCCCTCAGTATATTACGAGTGAAGATCGTACTCTATCCGTTCCCCTCTGCTGTGAGTTCTTGACATTCACATCCCCTGAAGATGTTCCTATTACCATGGACCCTCATCAGGAAATTGCGTATTCGGCTGTTATGGCTGAACCTGATGGTCGCTTCATTAAGACCTCAGGCCGTGTTCTTGGCAAACCTGTCATCCCTGGCTATATACCATATAAATCAATCGCCAACGATTGTTGGTGTATTGATAGCCGTGTGACTAAATTGGCTGGAGCTGGACCTTTTCGAGACGTTTACCCTGAATACGTCGCTGAATTTCTTGAATACATCCTTAAACCCTTGGATGGTAAAACTATTGCCCCTTATACTGTTGGCACAGTTTATAACAAGCAGATAAGAGCTTCCCAGAAAGCTAGGAACCATTTGGAGTCCATGTCATGGCCTCGTAAGAGACCTGACATGATCATAGAAGCATTTCAAAAATCGGAGCCGTACCCTGAGATCAAAGATCCAAGGAATATTTCCACTGTCAGCAATCATTTTAATTTGTATTATTCATGCTTTACTTTAGCTGCCGCAACTTATGTTAAGAGTAATTTTAATTGGTACGGATTCGGCCGAGCCCCAGATGCCCTCGGGAATCACCTTAGATCTTTATATGACCCGTCTCGTGTTATCGTTGAAACTGATTATTCTCGGTTTGATGGCACTCACACCTCGGCCATGTATGACCTTGAGCTTGATTTCCTTGTGGGTCTATTTGGAGCTGACCCACTCCTTTACTCTTTACATAAATCTTGCCGAAACCTGTCCGGAGTTACCTCTTTTGGAATTCGTTATTCCTTGGGAGGTAGCCGACTCTCGGGATCCCCTGACACCAGCATTATGAACACCTTCATCAACGCTTGCGTGGCATTTATTGCTGCACGAGTGGATGGAAGGACAGTATCGGAAGCCGTGTCTTGTTTAGGAGCCTATGGAGGCGATGACGGCGTGACAGTTGATGTCACTCCAGCCGTTTATCAGTCAGTAGCCACAAAGTTGGGTTTGAAGTTGAAAGCTTCGGTTGTCAATAATTATGTTGGAGTCTCATTTCTAGGGCGTATATACCCTGATTTGAGCTCATCCACTGATTCTTTTATTGACCCTCGCCGGGCTTTACCCAAATTAATGTTGACTGTTGACAAGATCATTCACTCAAACGCGGTCTTGTATAACAAGGCTGTCGGCTTGTATGTTACTGACTCCACCACACCAATTATTGGTGAATGGTGTAGAGCTGTCTTTAGGACCATACCCCCGACCAAGATTCACATGTCGTTACAGCGATTTGCGAACCGTTTGTGTGAAAGTCCCCTTATCTTAAGGAATCCGTCTGTGACCCTTCATTCGTTCTCAACCTTGATTGGAATTGATGTTAAGCGAGTCCTGTCTTATGCGGCTTACCTTGATAAGGTGACTGATGTCACTAAATTAGAACCATTGTTGTCT